GTCCACTGACATCATCATAAAGATTTTGATTAATTTTTATTTCTAATGGTTTATTGTTAGGCTGTATAAGCCTTATAATCTTTTCAGATGTATAGACATACTGCATTAAACCAACAACTGATTTAGCTAATTGGTTTAGTGAATATTCTATATCATCCTTCTTGGACTTGATGCGTCTTTGACCATATTCGTCAAGCGCAACAGTTCCTTTAAATGTTTGTGGGGCTGAACCAGTATCCCCTTGCATAAATGTATAAATACCAAGTATCCGTTCTATATCAGCCTTTGCATCAGCTTCATTCTTATATAATTCATTAGGCAGCGGTACTGGCCCTGCTACAATTGGCTGTCCCAGCTCTGGGTCAAATTCAATTACAGCTGTACCTGCGCGACCCCATTCTTCTTCCAATTGTTTTTTATTCATCGAACCACGGGGAATAAGTAGTTTAACATTTGTTGAACTACTAGCGTGAGCAACAATAAGAGAACGCAGCTTATTAATATATTCCTGTAGTCCACGTACAGTCCTCACATCGCTTATCGGATACGGATTCCTGTTATGATTATTCATAAATGGAACAACAGGATAATCTTCTATTGGCAATACTACAGAATACAAATACTCATCACCAACCGAGATACATTGCTTTATATTAGTAGCCATTACCTTATTAACCATGATTTTTTCACTGTCAATAAGTTCGCCTTTAGTGATGGGATCAATAGCAGTATAACTATTAGGTATTGAGTTTTCATTCTCACGGCCAGCTATCGGTGTAGGCTGTCCTGTGAGTGGATCAACTTCTAGATGATATACTTTTCCGACTTCATCATGTATCTGCATGAACTTAGATACATTTAGTTTATCCGTGAATATCTGCTGTTTTCCGCCAGAAACAGTTAGTATAACTGCTGGCTCTTCTCTGTATTCTGCGTATTGCGTATCATCTATAATCTTTTCTTCATTCGATAATGGATCGAATATTCTATAATACGGTACTTTTACCTTAGTATATCTTTCAAATACTTCCAGTTCACGTTCAAGATCGATATCCATCATTTCGTTCTTTCTGGGCTTTGGAAGTACGTCTTCTTTCATTATACCAAAACGATTCTCGCCAACTGTACTTATATGACTTGTTTCGGATGACTGTCTTATATTTTCTTCAAATTCAGGATATATTAGGATTAATTCTTTTTCTGTCATACGCTTCGCTATTATAATATTACTAGCATCCCGACAGAATGGGTCTTGTGAGTCAGAGTCAAAATAAACCGAGAACGGATCAATTGATTTAACATATACTTCACCTTTACCAAAATCAGCATCTGGTGCTATATATGAAACCATAACGCCCATGCCCTTTACATAGTAATCGTCAATACACTGCTTTAGTTCGGTATTTCCAATTGATATATCCCATACCCATGACATTAGGTCTGAGAATATTCTACCTACTTTTGTATCTGAAGTATCTCGCCCTGTAGATTGAAACTTGGGCGAGTTAGCAGTAAGCATAGCTTTTGCCTGCTCTACCGCTGGATGGATCACATTTACGACTAGAGGTTCCTGTGCTCTAGCACGTAATGATTTTACTTGCTTATCTGACCATTGCTTCCCTGCTCGAAATTCTGCATCCTCAGCTGCTTGACTAGCCCAGTCTGAACGTGCAGAACTATAGTTAGAGAATAAGTCTTGGGTTAGTCTTGCTTCTGGATGTATCTCTGGCATGTGGAAATATGCGTTGCAACATCAGCTTATACGAAATCGAGGTCATTATTGTTCCCTCTAAATTAATTATACTTTAAGCAATCATCCAATCAAAACTTTTCTCTGTTACGTATTGTTTCTCTTTTATTTTCATATCATTTGCTTCGTGAGCTGGTGTGTAGGTATTCTTCATTGCATAGTATAACCCATCCAATAGATCATCGTTCTTGGCCCTTGGATACAGTAGTAACTCATCTCTTAGCTCTTCCATGCTTTCCAGCATATATACTTTGTTCTGAGCGAAGTATGGTTCCATTGTTTCCAATCTTGCCGATTTACTTGTCCTAGGTCTCTCTTTTATCTCTAAACCAGCAATAAACATGTTCTCTTCATCGCATCGTTCCCTGATATACTCACGCAGCATTTCCTGATAGCCAACTGACTCTATCCGCACCTTAGAGGGTTTCATTATCTTAAAATGCTCTATAATCTGATTGGCAAGGTTCATGGGGGTAGCCCTTTTGCGGTAGTAAGGGAGGATATACCTGTTGTTTTCATTGTCAACTGCAACCGTGACTATAGTGCTATAGTCTGCTGTTTTTCTAGTTGATGATGCAGGGTCTACCCCCATAAAGATATTTACTGGCAAAAGCAGGTCTGTATCCTTATTGTTTATACTTTTAAACTTAATGAACGCTTCACTGCCTTCTCCATGCACTAATTTTCCATCATAATACTGAAAATACTTTTCTTGGAACAACTGATCTTCATCACCAATGATTTGACACAGATATTCTCTATAGAACACTGAAACTCTGTTTATAGACTCAAGTTCTTCTTTTTTCTTTAGTAGTTTCTCAATCGGATGCCAATCTTCCCATAATGATATATTTTTCTTAATACTAGGAGCAAAGTGCATGTTCTCCCAGCCAGTCATCTCTTTTAGCGTTTCAACAAGACAACGCTGGTGCTGCGGAGTACCAATGACCGCTATGCGGCCACGCTGCGGGTCTAGGGAGGGAAGGGCACTCTGCAACAGCCAGCGTAAATTCGCTTCCATTGCTTCAGATGTCTTAGTATTGTTTTCATCCTCTGGATCGTCTACTATAATGAGGGTAGGTCTTTGATTACCTTTCTTTATACCACGAAGCTGCTGTCCAGTCCCCTTACATATAACCATCGAGCCATCTTTCAGTTCAATCTCTGATTTAGACCATTGTTTTGCTGAGTATTGTCCCCAATACCCAAACAGGCTTCTAAAATTACTGGAATAATCCAAACAATCCTTTATAGTACCCAATAATTTAATAGCATGGTCTTGTGTTCTTGAAACTAATACAATTAACTTTTGCCCCCCGTGGAACATGAGGTGATAAAGAGGAAAAACACCACCAACGATAGAGGACTTTGCATGCCCACGGGGAGCGACGATATTTATTTGTTTGATTTCTTCATCCATTAATCTCTTTGATATTTCATAATGAAATGATGGTGATTTTGAGGAGAACATATTCGGCATACAGACCTTACCGAATAAGACAAGATTATCTTTTAATTTTTTTATATTGTCAGTCTTTGAATCCATAAGTATACATAGTATCTATCATTTCTAATTCGTGAATAGCTTCATATGCCGTTTTCTTCATTGACTCGTTAGACATCGAACTGCTACTAGCTATATCAGCCAAAGCCTCTATAGCAATCTCTATTTGCATTCTAATAATACTGTGAGGGTCAACACCAAGATACTGATCTTCAGGGCTGACTTGATTCTTTTGGCTCACTAACTTCTTCTTTCCGCTGCATCAGCAAAGATTTCTCCTCCGATTCTATTGCATCTGCTATGCTACTTGATACATCTAATTGTAGTGTATCTGTTATAATCTTCTTAGAAGGTTTCATTTCCAGTAGCTCCATAAAATAATCGCATGCTTTGAGCATATTAGTTACATCTTGTTTATGACGTGCAATTTCTATTGCTTCTAGCATGGTGTCAACTACCGAGGATTTGCTGATACCTTTCTCTTCCATAATCTCTTTTAGTTTCTTCTCTATCATATCTCTGATAAACTCCTGTTTCAGAACCCTCTTAACCGTCACTGACGGTTGCTGTTGGTCAGGTCGGTATATATTACCTAATTGATTATAATCAAACCCCTGACTAGAGAGTGCTTGCCCTACATAGGCACTTACTAAGTTCTTGGTACGTGTCCTTCTGGCTTCACGATCTTGCCATGACTTGGGATTGGCTTGTGAATAGCTACCGAAGGTCTTATTCACCATATACTCTATACGATTAGTATTGCCAGCCCAATTTGCGCCATGACACAGCCTTACGAAGGTCTTTACTCGACCATTTTTGTCGGTATAGTCCTTCCTGCCGATACATAGTCCTATATGACCATCGTCTGTAGCGGCATAATCCCCCTCCTTTGCCTGCTTCCAGTGCAAATACGGTAATCCTTCGGATTCCGCTTCTTCTTCGGTGTAAATATTATATACTTTGTTTACACCCTTTATTCTTCTTTTTAATGTATCCATCAATCTCCAGATACTAATGTTATGTAGTCTCCATCTACCAGAATATACATATCTCCGATTATATCGAACTGATATAATTGGGTACTGATCATATTACCAGCACTATTAACATACCATGACTTTAATATGTAATTCCCAGCGGGAATCTGGTCGATATCTCCCTGAATTGTATATGGACACATATATTCCTGAGAATATAACACATTATCAGTAGTCGTTTGACTTATTGCCAATATCTGGCTACAATTTGGTGGTACATTCCCCGTCTCTACGTATACATCGTATAACGTACTATCTTCGTAGGTTTCTCCTACATATACAGTATCAATCTGATACAAAGTATCAATTACTACTACATATACAGTATCTCCCACACGTTCATCGTATAAAGTATCTACACGAACATCATATATGGTATCATTATAGGTTGTGTATACGGTATCTGTCTGGTATACATACAGCGTATCCGTATCACCTTGTGTAATTATCTCTTCAACTGCGCAGCTATAGCTTAATACAAAAGCTAATAGCAAAGCTATGAACCCTCTTTTTTTCATTTTAACTCCCTTACTAGTATAACCCTTAGAGTAATACCCTAGTATATACTCTATTGTGTTTATTTAATATACTAGGAAAAGAGTAAATACACAATAGTGTATATACTATAGTGTTAATCCCTACTCTCAATGGTTTGAAGTGGCCTTTCATTTAACTGCTGCTCTATTATCTTGTTGATAATCTTTATCTCCGCATCCAACACTTGTGATTCTTCATTGAGCTGCTTCATTCCATCGTGAAAACTGTCCTCATCCAACATGTGACTCTCCCACATCCCTGTGCTTATATTGAAAACTTCAAATATCCTGCGTTTTCCCATGCCTAATTATACAAATAAACAGGTCAATTGTTCCATAAGAGAGTGTTGATTACAAAACTATTTCTACAATGTGTGTGGTAGAGATGAGTTAGACCCACCCCCCTTGAATTAGGGGTTGCGGGTAGCAACTAGGTTGAGTTCAACCGTTCAGTTGGTTTAACTCGTGTTCACTGCGCTCACTCAGTGCTATACACCCGCCCGACTCACAGCTGGCGTGCCCATAGCCTGACTAGAGCAACACGTCGTACCTCCGTGTACTACTAGCC